CCCTTGCGGGGAGACCATTCTATAGTGGGTTGAAAGACCCACTATCATTGTAACGTGACCCCATGGGTCACTGTTGCGCTGCGCACTTTACCGGAGTGTTTCATGGTTTTGCCCGTAGTGTCGAAAACGTGGCCCACCATCAACAGGGTTGATTCTTATGGCTTTAGCCTGAAATTCGTCTCTCGCGTGGGTCAAACCCAGGCGAGGCCGATTGACAGGCCTTTGACATATGATTGCAATCGTGCTGATGCAAGCTGTTCGAATTCTGCACTCGACAACACACATGGGGCTAGTGCTTTCGATTACAAGATGTCTACCTTCCCCCCGTCCGTCGTTAACACGGCGTACGAGAGGTTGAGAGGCAAATTGTACGATTCCGCTGGACTCGGTGTGGACATCGTTGAGTATCGCCAGAGCTTAGCGATGATAGCAAAACGTGGCAGTTCTCTTTATAGGGCTTTCAAGCACGTTAAGCGCTTCGACTTTCCTTCAGCTTCAAAAGAGCTGAAGCTCTCATTCGTCCCGAAAGGGGCGTCTAAGAGGAAGGCCGTCGCGGATAACTGGCTTGAATATCACTTTGGCTGGTCCCCGCTGCTATCTGATGTTCATGATGCAGCGAAGGTCATGTCAAATCCCTTCAAAGAGGTATCGGCTCGAGGCACGGCACAATCCGAGGAGAAATTTGATTCCGGCGAAAGCGGAAGCTTCTATTCGTATAATATCAAGGACGGCTACAAACGCAGATATTACTGCGTCCAAGGCTGTCGTATGAGTGTTACGAACCCGAATCTTCACTTAGCCGATCAGATGGGCTTAATCAACCCTTTATCCCTCGCTTGGGAAGTTGTTCCGTTCAGTTTCGTTGTCGACTGGTTTGCGAGCGTCGGGTCCTTTTTAGGGGCCTTGACGGATTTCGCAGGTTGTTCTTTGCAACAAGGCTACACGACCAGAACCTGCAAAGGTTCCCGTGTTTGGGTAAAGACCACGAACCCGCCTCCCGCCGGACCCTATCCAGGGTATTCGGTGATGGCGAAGTCTTATGGTCTTTACACAACTCGTAGTATTGGTATCACTACGCCGATCCTTGCCATAAAGCCAATCAAACTCTTCTCGCCCTCTCGTGCCTTAACTTCCTGGGCCTTATTGGTCCAGATCGCTGAGCGTCACAAGTGAGAGTATCGAGTTACATCAACTGTTTCCAATTACGGAACAAGTTTCCGGAAAGGTACTTCCATGCCTTCGATGGCTTCCATTACCGTCAAGAAAGCCGACGGTACGACCGACATCGTGTTCGATGCCATTTCAGCGTCTGGTGGGGATTCCTCACCTGCTGTGTGGCGCCAGGACACGGGTGCCGCCGCGGGCCTCCCCGTGGGACTCCGGAGCTCTTTCACCCTGCAGTCGACGTGGAACGGTCCCAAGACGGCGCGGCAGATGAAGTTTAACTTCGTCATGCCGTACGCCACTCAGGACTCGACCACCACACTGTACTCGGCGAAAGACCGGGTGGTCTCCGAGGGGGTCATCACTCTGCCTGTGGCCTGTCCGGCCACTCACCTGAATGAGGTGGCGCAGTTCCTCAACCTGATGGCCGCAGCTCTCGTGAAGAGCTCGTCCCAGGCTGGTTACGCCCCCACCTAACTAAGGAGACAACAGAGTGAATGAGTCGTTGAATAGTTCTTCACGACTGCTCCTTCCTATTTTGGAGGAGCTGGCGACAGCAAGGTCGTTAACCGTTGCAATCATGCTACGGTATGGTGACTACGCCGGGATCCTATCCTTGAAGGTGGATCCACGCCACTATGTATCAGCCGAAAAGTATTTCTGTGATGCTCAAGCCACGGCTCTTCTAAAGAAGTTCCGCGGTATCGACGTTCCAGGAATCGATCGTCAGCAGGCCGCTCTTGAAAAGTGGCTTGAAGGCGAACGCGACTGTTACAGGTCTAACGAGAGGCTCTCCAAGTTCATATACGGGTGTGTCTCCACACCCGCTGACTTGGTGATTGATCGCTTTATACGATCAGTTAGAAAAAAGATCCTTTCATGGATTGGTTCGGCCCCACCTGACCTCGATAAAATCGAGGGTAGGTTCGGACCTGGTGCTACGTTTGCCGACCGCGGGCGCTTGACAACCGTCCCTGATAAAATGGTTTCAGGACCAACTCTGACACCTTCCGCTCACTGGTATCTATTGCCATTTTGGCAAACCCAGTGGGGCCGAATTTCGGCCCAAGGAAGGAGAAAGCTGTCCTGGGTCAATGGCAATCGCCATATGACTGTGCCTAAGACTGGGCTGATAGATCGATCGATAGCCATTGAACCGGCTATCAATGTTTTCTATCAGCTTGGCTTAGGTACCTCCCTCCGTCGGCGCTTGAGAAACGCTACCGGTTGGGATCTGGACCATGCTCAGGATATCCACCGTGCAGTTGCACGAGAGTCCTCGATCACGCGGGAGTTTGCTACTCTCGACCT